ACCCGCGTGGTTTGCCTGACATGGAAAACGGAGGACATACAAACCCGCACTTAGGTCGTAACGTTCGTGTGCGTCAGTCTGAATTCGACGCCAGGTGGCAACCAGAAGGCCGCAGTACTGGCTGGGTAAGTTGGAGCTAGGGATTGCTTGAAGACGCCAAGGTAGTTGGCGGTAAGAATTGCCATTGCCCAGCCAAGCAATACAACCTTGATAACGTCGCCCAAGCGGGAGTTGGATTCTTCTTGTTCCTGCTTTTCAGTTGGTTCTGCCATGATGGGGAAACGCTAGAGGTCGAATGGTGGTTGAAATCTGGGCAGCTGTAGCAGGGGCGTCTGTTGGCGTGGCTTCTGCTGGTCTAACGGGTATCAACCGTCAAAGCCAGCATGGACGAGATTCCTTGGTACGTCTAACGACTGCTGTCGATAATTTAGCGGGCAGGATGGACATCCTTCACGCAGACATCAGGACAAGAGACCAAGAGATTTTTGCTCGTCTTTCAATGTTGGAACAATCAGTCGCTCGGCTTGAAGGCCATAGCAATCGCAACTAACGTTGTGAGCACACGAAAGTTGTTTGGAGCAGCGATGGGTCTTAGTTTGCTTCCATTCTTTCATTGGTTTCGTGGTACGCCCCACCAGTTGGCTGCAATCAAAGAACTTGAGGAGCGAATGCCTCAAGACCTTTTGGCGGAAGAAGACAACGCATGGTTTGATGCGTGGAAAGCAAGCGGCATTGACCAAGAGGTCTACATGCGCTATTTCACTCAACTCGACAATGAGTCAGGAACTGGTTACCGCGAGTGCTTCAGTTCAGCGTCTGCGATGGTGGCGAATTTTTGGGGCAAAGTTAAATCAGATGACGAATATAATAAAATACGTGCTCAATATGGCGACACGACTTCTGTTGAAGCGCAGATACAAGCGCTAGAAAGTCTTGGTCTAAATGCAAGATTTATCAAAAATGCAGACCGCGATATTATTGAAATAGAAATTGAGATGGGACGGCCTGTCATAGTTGGCTGGCTAGACAAAGGCCCGATTCAATCGCCAACATGTAATTCAATAAGTTGTGGTCATTACAGCGTAATTTCTGGTTATCGCGGAAAGAATAGTTCAGACCCTGAGTGGATCATGCAAGATCCGCGTGGTCTACCTGACATGCAAAACGGTGGTCATTCCAATCCGCATTTAGGCCACAACGTACAGGTTCGTCAGTCTGAGTTTGACGCTAGATGGCAACCAGAAGGTAGCAACACTGGTTGGGCGATTTTGGTTGATGATTTGTGAGCTGGTACGTCGTCTGGAGCTATTTAACCGCGTTTTGGACAACAGTAGTTATTGGCTGCATGGACCCGTACAACTTTAAATACTGTGTACGGGTTGATCAGTGGCTAGTACCTGTTGCCGGTGACATCATGCGTGCAAGGGAGCCATACGCTTCTGAGCGCCTTTACCTGGAGTCACTGGAGCGTTCTAATGGACTGGATGATTATCGAGCCAAGCCTAGAGGCACAGCTAAACCTTGAATACAGCTGCCGTGGAATTAAGGAGGGAACGGATTTGGCTCAAATGCAAAATTTATGCGTAGCGCTTATACAGCAGAATTTTTATCAACGTCTGATGCTGCGTCAGGCGATAAACCACATTGGAGCTCTGGAGTCTCAGAACATTCTTCCGGAGTAAGGTTGTCAAGACCAAGAGCTGCCCAACGTTTTTTAGCCTTGCCTTCCAGCCTGGCGTCAATAGCTTCTTTTCGTTTGGCTAGGTCAATTGCTTCAGCTTCAGCAAAATCGGACTCGTCAGTGTTTTCTTTGATGTACTCGTAGGCAAGGTCTCGCAAAAGAGCAGCAGGTTTTTTGTCAAATTTTTCAGTTAGTTTGAGAAACAAGTCTCCCCGGCCTGGCTCAAACAGCACTTGAACGTAAAGCCTGTTACCGTGCCGGCTCGCCATGCCTTAATACATTAAAGACTAACGTTACCATGTTACTGAGTTGTCAACTTTCTTTTTCCAGGCATTGCTTTGATTGGAACGTGAAGCTGTTCGCTGCGTGCGACAACCAGATCGAACTTCTTTTGCACGCTCCAAAAAAATGGCAGCTCTTTGCAGATCACCAGTAGTGGAGCGTGAGATGGCTTTAGTAAGCCGATCTATAATCAGCTGTCGTCCGGTTCTCGGTTTAGACATTTGTGATAAGCATCAGCCAATTTATTTAACCGCTTAAAATCTTTTAATTCAAAAAACGATAACACGCTTACATCCATGCCGCACTCAAGAGCGCCTAAAACTTCTGCTTGGAAATATTCAGGGTTTTCTTCGTACGTTATTTGCTCAACAGCCACAATTTTATCGTCTTCATCGTGAGCAGTGTATCTGACAATTGCTAGTGGTAGATCGGGATCTGCCTTGTTAGTGCAGAACTGAAAATCAGTTGTTCGTAACATTTTTGCTTTGGTTGAATAATTCAAAGACGACGCAAGCAACGATGCTTTCAGCCTGTTGCCTGTCAAGACCATAACTGTAACGGCGACGTACTTCCATAACAGTTTTATGAAAAACATCTGTTGTAATTTTGTCGGAATGAGGTGGATCGGAAAGCTTTCTGCGTATTAGCTCTGAGCGAGGGATCCCCGCATAATCAGCTTGCTGTTGTAGCTGATCTAGAACATGTTCTGGCAGATAAGTTTTGACTTGTTTCATTTGTAGGGAGGGGAGAGATGAGCTCTCCCCATCGGGGTAAAGCTAGTTTAAAGTTTCACAAGAGTCGTCTAATTCTGCCTGTTTTAAGGCGGAATTATCTGTTAACAAAGAGTCAAGACCTCGGCGAAAAATTTCTCGCATGAAGTCAACTTTTTTTTTGTAACTGGAAGCGGTATAAATCCGCTCCAGGGTTTGAAACTCTTTGTATGGAATACGAAAGCCAACAACTCTGGTAGCAGTTTTAGGATCAAATTTCTTCATTTAATTGCTTCAGAGTAGTCAGTAAATGGGTTTTTAGTCAGAGCCATAATTTTTTTAGTAGGCTCTTCGCTTAAGTGTTTGTAGGCAACGCTAGTGAGCAGTCTATATGCCTTCATGCCAACATTTCTGTGGCCCTTGGCAATTTGAGTAAGGCGATGTTCTCTGTAACGAACAGCTGCAACGTCCCCAGGCTGGCGAGTGTTGTCGTAGCGAACTCCATGCTGGAGAAGGTTGACAAAATCTCTAGTAACAGATTCGTCCTGAATAAAATCAAACAGGATGGCAATAGCTGATAGCTCTGGCGCGGTAAATTCATTTGTTTTAACAATCTCTTCAATAAAAGTTATTTTAGACCCAACAATCGTGTGCATTTTTTTAATGCGATTGCGGTGAAGTTCGTGTTCAATTCCGATAACGCCCTTGGCGTTCCAAGGGGTGAGAAGGAACCTGCAAACAGAAGCGTGAGACCGGCTAATAGAATAACCATCAATGGTCATAATTTCGTGAAGTTGGCGCTTATTGCCAATGTCAGCAGTGTTTTTACTGCTGTCTGGGAAGTCACGAGCAACAAGAAAGTATTGAGCCATGCCTGATGCGACTACAGCCATCAAGCGATGCTGGCCATTAAGGAGAATCCCGTCAGAGTTAAACGCAATGGCGTCTGGACAGAGTTTCCACGCATTGGCACGCATGGCGTTTGCCCAGCGCCTGACAGCAGCTTGAGATGGCTTGCGATTGGCTTTGTTGAAGGCAAGCCAAGCCTTTGCCATTTCTGGCGTAACTAGGACGACCTCAACTCTGACAGAGGAGAGATCTGGCTTAATAGCCAAAAGATCTGGGTTCATGAAAGGGGTAAAACATCAACACTGTCATCACTGACGACAGTGCTAACAAAGTAGACGTCGTTTTCAAGGCTGTCAAGCGTTACACCTGTTTCATTTGGTTTTCTTCTTACGGCTTTTGACGTTTTTGGTTTGCTGAAAAGCCTTTTGTCGTGTTCGTTCCAGGGCTTGATCAACGGCGTCCTGACGGCCTGGAGGTTCTGGGATTTCAGCAGTTTTGAGGATGTTGGTCCAATCCATCTCTCGCGCGTATAGATGTAAAAAGTGTCCCCACAGCCCAGATGCCAGTCGTACCAAAAGGTTTGCTTGGGGACATCATGGGGGGACAACTAGATTTGTCCCCGTTCTTCTTCAGTTAGGTGAATCTCAACCGCTCCATCAATTAAAGGGGGACATAGCAGGCTGTCCCCCTCCTTTTGTCCCCCATCAAAACCCGCTTGGTTACTGGCATACGTACCAAAAGGGGACAACTTCTCAACCTCTCCACACGCGAGGTTGGCTTTATATTCCTTGGAACGAGAACCTTCTGGGACGGATGAGACGATCAGCTGTTGAGCTTCCAGGCGCTGAAGCGATTTTTTAATGGCAGCAGCAGAGCCAGAAATCAATGAATCAGTGAGCAGTTCAGTTTTGGAGCGTGATTCTGGGTAAGCGGTCCGTAAGCGGTTAAGGATGCGGCCACGAACTGACGATGGAGCTGTGTCATCAGGATCCATCTCAGGTGTGAAGTCGGAAATATAAAAGTTGAGGTCATCGTCCTGGCCAAGGATGAGATGGGTGCCAGAGCGGCCTGAGCGGCTTTTCTCCACTTCAATCAACCGTTCATGCCGCTGAACCTGTTGCTGCTGCTTGGAGCGCTTCTGCGGGTCACTCTCGGGGCGTTTCAGGCTCCAGGTTTCATCTACGGCGTCACGAATGGCTGAGGTGCCACGGAAACCGCCATTTTTATTGGCGTGATGAATGATCAGGATTGTGGTGGCCGGAAACAGATCACCATTGTTTTTGGTGAGCCAGTACAGCGGCGTAGCAAAATCAGATTTGTTTTCATCGAATGCTTTGCCACCAGAGCAGCCGATTAGCGAGTCGATAACGACCAGCTTGGGTTTATAGGTTTCCATCAGCTTGATGAATTGGGCGTAACGCTGAAGCTGCCAGTCGGTTTGGATGTAGGTGTGAGAGGTAATGGGAAAATCAGCTTCAATCAGTTGTTCCTTGAGCTGAATAAGAGGCTGATCACCATTAAGCAGTAGGACAGGGCCTTTTTCTATTGGAACGTCAGCACCACGAACTTTGAATGGTTTGCCGGTTGCAATGTGCTTTGCAAGAGCCCAAGCGGCTGTTGATTTGCCATCGCCGCCAGCGCCGTAGATGAGGATGACTGATGGATGAGGTAGGACATCAGGGATGAGATAGCCGCGTTTTTCGTCCAGTTCCATCAATTTTTCAACAGTCATCAGAGATTGTGCTTTTTCGTAAGCGATCTGATCAACGATCAGTTTTTCAAGTGCTGATTGGTCGCGATAACCAGCTTGGAGTGCGAGTGAATTAAGTTTGTAATTAACTTCAGCCGGGTTATCAAGTTCAAGGATTTGTTTGGAACGACGCATGACTTCTTGAAAGTCAAGAGTGGCTTGGCGATATTCCTGAATTTTCTTTTGTTCGGCATCATTTACAATTTTTTTGAGGTCTTCCGAAAATCGATGCCTTTCTGGGTCAGCACGGTCTGCCATCCAGATAAGGGTGCCAAGGCCGACGCCAGCGCCTTTGAACGAATACCAAGGATCTTCACAGGGGTTTTCATCACCAG